CTTTTCTATAGTACTCATTAGAGTCTGCTGCTAGTGCACCAGTAGCTGCTAGAGCTGTGGAACCACGTGCATATGGATTTTCTACTACGCCGTAACGAGTTTTGAATCCGATTTTTGGTTGGAAAGTATTCTCTCCAACAGCACGTACCATCTGTAGCGGCACATATGGGCAGTAGAATAAGCCAGCATCAAAAGCACTAGAGCCCTTATAGCCAACGATCATATAGTTGTCTCCAGCATATGGATCAACGTATACTCTAGTTCTGCCATTAAGAACACCAGCGAAGGTGCTACCTGTATCATCTACAGCAAGATTGTTTGAGTTCAATGCAGGTGTATAATCTAGAACACCAGCCATTTGTAACGCTGAGCGACGTCAGATCTACAAATCACAATGTTCCCCTTGCCACGACGAGTACCACGGGCGACCGCGTTAGCTTCTCGTTCGATAGCAAACATTAAACCTTTGAACTTTTCAACCATCCAACGACCGTTTGAGTCGGTGTCTAGGTCAAACTTACCAGCAGTAGTTGTTCCTTCTTGTGCTCCAACCTTAGCAATAGTACCAACAGTTCTGATTAATTCTCTGTTGATTTCAGCTAGGATTTCAGTAGAAAGAATGTTAGCCAACTCTGTCTCAGCATCTAGGCCATGAATGGCTTTAAGATCCTGTGCTAATTCCATTGTGTATTCAGCTTTTAAAGCACGTGACAATGCTGTCACAGCAATCTTCTCAATGCTGAATGCCATTTCTGGGATAGCGTTAGCAGCACCATCGCCCAAGCGTTCAGCTTGAGTTGTGGTCATGCCAGACATAAAGTTGTATAACTCTACGTTAGATTTAGTTGAATTTAGATAACCATCAGCTGGTGAATCACCAAGATTCTGAGCTGCATCACCAATAGCACTATTGGCATGGTCGTCTTTGTCAACACTGAATGCAGTGTTAACTTCGTTATAGAAAGTTTCTGTGCCTGAGTTAGATGTATAACGTGAACGCATAGCAAAGATAAGTCCTGTTGGACCTGTCATTGGTTGTACGCCCATGATGTCATAAGCTACTAGGTTAGGCATAGCACGACGAACCAGACTAATTAAAACTGGATCGTAGATGTCGATTGCACCTGCAGAAGCTGTACTAGAAGAAGCACCCATAGCATTAGCTGGGGCTGCCTCAAGTAGGCTCTGAGGAGCAAATGAAGCTTGCTCTTTTTGAGCAGTTTCAGTATTTTCAAGTAAGCAGGCTGTAACTGAGCGTCTATGTGGATCTGTAATCTCTGGTAGATCTCCGTGCTCAAGAATAGGCTGCCATTTCTTGACTAGCTCTTCATTTAATTGCATTTGTTGTCCCTCCTTGGGTCTTGTTAGTTATTTACGAACACTTCTAGATATTGCTTGAGCATATGCAGCCATACCAGGATTCTGAACCATTGGTTCATCTGTATCTACGTCGACAGGATCACTATTAAGATCCTCTGTTTCAATATTAGCTGTTTTACTTGTAAAGTAATGTTCCTTTAATAGATCAATCTTTGATCTATAATCATCGTTGCTCTCATATTCAATTCCTTCTGAAAGCTGAGATAGCTTGTCTTTTTGTGTCATGGTAAGACCAGTGCAAGCATCTGAAAATATTTTAAACCGCTCTAGGTCATCATTTGCTTTTCTTTGATCTATATTAGACTGGACAGACTCTTCTAGCTTTCCTTCAAGCTCTTCTTTTTGCTGAGTTAATTCATCAACGAGATCAACTTTCTCTTCTGGAATACTGATATAGTTTTCCTGGAAAAGATTTTTGATTCCTTGAATGAATGTTTCAGCTACCTCGACTTTAAGTGCATTTTCAATTGCAACTTCATTCTCTTTCATCCACTCTTCAGTGACATAATCGAGATACTCGTCGACGCGGTCAGTCAACTCGGAGCGAAATGATTCTTTTTCCTCTTCAAGTCTTTGACTAAATTGTTCTTGCATGTGGGCATGTTGTTCAATCAACTTAGCATTGACAGTTGCTTCGAAGATTGTTGTAGCTTTTTCAGTAAACTCTTCTGAAAGCTCCTCACCGGCAAAAATTTCACCAACAGCTTCTTTAGCTGCACCAGCAGATACCTTAGGTGGGGCCTGCTCTGGCGGTTTGCCTGTAGCATCGAGCTTTCCAATAGCATCTTTACCAGTTGATTGAGGTTTAGAAGCAGGCAATTTGTT